TATAAATATTTTAGAGTTCTGGAAGAAGATGGATTACCAATAACAGATACCATTGATGCAAAAACCATCTGTGATAAATTCGTGGAATTTTATAAACGATGTATAGGAATGTATGGATTTATTGATTGGGTATTTCCGGATTCTGCCAGTACAACAATGATTAATTCATTAGTAAGCACGGCAAGACAGGAAGGGCTGCCCTACAAGAATATAAAGGGGTGCAGAAAAAATGAGGTAGCCGATAGGCCAAGAACTTTCGATATGCTGCTAAGTACAGGGCGATTGAAGATAAACGAAAGATGTGTAAATATCAGAAAAGCAGTATCATCTTTGCGTTGGGATGAAAAGCACCCAGACATTCCTGAGGATAAAAATATCGGAAACGTAAACGATTGGTGGGACTGTTTATGTTACACTATGTTGGATTTTATTGAATATATAGATCAGAGAAGGTAGGAGGATTTTAAGGAACGCATACGCAGTTGATTATTTGAAAAATTTAGGGTACAACGTTAACAGCAGCGCATTAGAAATTATTAAAGAATGTGAAGCCTGGTACTCAAATAAATTGGTTGAGGACTTCCATAAACGGAAAAATCTTAATGATGTGGAGTATGAATTGGCACGACTCAACTTTGCAAAGAGATGTTGCGCTGATGACGCAAACTTATGTGAAATAGTAAGTGTCGCACCGGACAAAAAGAGTGATTCCACAAAGTTTATTGACGGTCTCTTCGAAAAAAATTCTTTTATGGTACAGTATCGGAAGCAGTTGGAAAAAACATCGGCGATGGGAACTGTAGGAGCATACATCATGTTAAATGATGCGACATACGTAAAGAATGTAGACGGCACCACAAGTGTTAAGGGTGGAACACCGGAGATTGTGTACGTGGATCCGGATTGTATTGTGCCGCTGACGGTGAAAAATGATGTAATATCCGAATGCGCTTTCTGTGCAACTAATACGGTTAAAGGAAAACAGGAAAGCACACTTGTTATCTTCACGCTGGAGGAGGGTAATTATAAAGCAGATACAGTATGTTTTGACGCGTCAGGTAAAAAAATAAAAGAATCCTCCATACAGTTAGGAGGAGTAAAGCCGTTTTCAATTATGACAAACGCAGAGGTGAATAATCTGGATAATATGGCCGGATACGGTTTGCCAAAGATTTATAACTCAATTGCATTTTTTAAGGCAGTGGATTTATGCTATAACCTTCTGCATGGCGACTTATCAAAAGGGGATAAATTAGTATTCATTAATGAATTGTTAGCATGCTTACATGAAGGTGAAAATGGGAAACCTAAACTGACGATGCAGCAGAAAGAGATATTCATCTTATTAGGGGAAAAACTGCCGCAAGAAAAATCTGTTATTCAGGAGTATAATCCGGAAATCAGGATTGAAGATATCACGAAAGCGTTTGAATTAGTGCTATCTCTTCTGTCAATGTCCTTCGGATATGGTACAAAGAAATACAGTTTTGAAAATGGGCAGATTAAAACGGCGACTGAATATATTGGCGAGCGTCAGGATGCAATGCATGAACTCAATAAGCAGAGAAAGAACGCAAAAGATTATATTACTGATATTCTGCATGCTGCTATGTGGTTTTCTAATCAGTTCTTAGGTACAGGTTATAATCTTGAAGAAGTGCTTAATGTGGAGTTTGACGATTCTTACATCGAGGATAGGCAGACAAAACTTGAGAGTATGAGAGCAGATGCAGTTACATTCCAGGATATTCCGTGGCTGACATTTATGTATATTAAAACCAAGTACAATTTGTCAGATGATGCCGCTGAAAAATATATTAATGAAGGTAAGATGAGAGAAGAACCAAACGATGATTCGGACGATTAATAAAAGGACGGTGGTATAAGGGCATTAAGTCAGGAACAAATGGATATTCTCGCGGACAAGTACATAATGTCCTTATATTACAACCTTGAGGATGAAGTAATTGCAGACGTTGCCAGGCGAGTGAAAAAGACCGGCAGATATACTGAAACAGCCGAAATAATGGCAAAATCAATGCGAGAGCAGGGATATTCGACTGCCAAGATTCAGGCAGAGGTTATGAAACGCCTTAGGGCAGATAAGGAATTCCAGAAACAGATTGCAGAGAATACCAAAGCGTACAAACAGGAAATCCAAGATATTATTGATGCTACGGTTAAGGAAGCAAAAGAAATCGGCGATGAATTAATTGCCGAGGCTGGTAATATGGCTTGGAATAATGACTTGTCTATGTGGAAGCAACACGGTGTTGATTTGAAGAAGCCAAACACAATGAGCCAATTAATGGTAGCATTCCGTAAACAGACATTAGATGAATTAAAAAATCTTACTCGTTCAACCGGGTTTAAAAATACCGTTCTCGGAACGACCGGTGTAATGAATATGTATCAGCGAGAAATGGACCTTGCACTGTTGAAAGTTGCTACTGGCACGTTCTCGTATGATCAGGCGGTAAATGATTGCGTGCACAGGCTTGCGCAGAGCGGATTAAGGTCTATTGATTATGCAAATGGACGCGCATATCAACTTGATACGGCTGTGAGAATGTCTGTCAGAACAGCAATGTCGCAATTATCTGGCAGAATTATGGAAGAGAATCTCAAGAGTAGCGGACAGGACCTTGTGATCACGTCGCAGCATATGGGGAGCCGTCCAGAACATGCCCCCTGGCAGAATAAAGTATTTTCCTATTCCGGTAAAAGCAAGAAGTATCCGAATTTCTTCAAAGAGACAGGATATGGAACTGCATCCGGCTTAAAAGGTGTAAATTGTACACATGACTTCTTTCCATTCTGGGAGGGTGCTTCTGTTATTGAACCAGATATCCAGGAACCTGAACCGGTTACGGTTAATGGTAAAAAGTACACATACTACGAAGCCACGCAGAAACAGCGCAGAATGGAGCAGGGTATTCGTGCGACCAAACGTGAAATTGAAGCACAGAAGGCTATCGGCGGAGATGCAAAAGAATTGCAGAGCAAATTGCGCAAACAGTCTGTAGAGTATAAGAGATTCAGCGAGGATGCAGGACTAAGGGCGAAAGAGAACCGGTTGAGGGTAAAATCCGGAACAAGTGATTTGCGAAAGACTAATACAATTAAAAGGGCTAATAATGGAGCGGCCGCTTCTGTCAATACAGGAAAGAAGGTTTCGTATAATCCAAAGGCAGATTATAGAATTGAATTATCAGGCTATTCTGTACAAGTTAACGACTCCTTATCAAAAGCGGCTAAAGAGTTAGCAAAGGTCGGGAGTGAAACAGGATATGAACATGGAGTATTTGTCGATTTATCTACCGGGAAGATAGGGGAATATGTAACTGATAGGGAGCGCGATTCAGTTAAACCAGATTATGAGTATCTAAAAGCTAATCCAGATGTTAACGTGGCGTTTCTGCACAATCATAATGAAGATACCGAATTATCGTTTCCAGATGTAGGGTTAATGGCTAATGAAAACGCTATAAATGTTGTTGCGGCTATTAGAAATGATGGTATAATAACATTAGTAGAATCCAATGGAAAGAAAACAAGCGAGTATCTTCCTCTGGAATATTTGCAAGATAAAATTAGAATACAGAAGTATATGACTTCTGAAAAAGGCTATTTTGATACCACAGAAGTTGAAATTGAATTGAGAGATATAGCAATAAAAGACTATGCTAGAGAAGGAATGAAGGTTTATGGAAGCTGAACGTAGAAATTGGGATTTATTTCTTAAAATAGCAGAATATCCTTTTAAAAGGCCTGATATGACCCCAGAAGAATTTGACGAGGAACTTATATATCTGGGTGAGCATTATGACGAGTACAAAGACGGAACTTATAAGCCGTTATGGAAACAAAGAATGACATGAAACTGAATTATAGCACTTGCTATTTATTATAACTGCATGTTATAATAAATAGAGAGGTATCTATATGCAGTTTTTTTGGAAAAAATGCCCCAAGTGTGGAAATGAACACTTTATCAAAGTGTCAGAACAAACAAGGCTGTTTAAGTTTCCGGCATATTGTAAGAGATGTAAACAGCAAATAGTGATTAATTATGAGCCAAAGAGCCAAACAGTTAATTCTTAACCGAATTAATTGAATGGCTCTTTTTATATTACTCATTTTAAAAGCCTTCAATTACTCTGCCTTGGATGGGCGGAGCATTAGCGCGGATTAGTGAAGAGGTATCACGCTGGTCTCCTTAGCCAGAAAGCGGGGCTCGATTCCCCGGTCCGCAATCGGATTGAAGTAGAGAATGTGCTGCTACGTTCCAAAGAGGAGAAATGCGGGAAGG